CCTTCTGGTATTGCTTCCGCTCCGCCTTCAGCAGGGGCCATTCCCTGCTGCTGCGCCATCATCTGTGCGGCCTGTGCGGCCTGCTGCATCATCTGCTCACGCTCTTGCGGTGAAGTACGCAGTTCGGCTGGAACACCCAGCTTATCTGCAACGTAATCAGAAATTGCACCCATACGCGGAGCCATCTGACCTTCCGGCCCAAGCGCGGAAGATAGCTGCACCCACTGCGTAATCTTCTCGATGTCGCCCATGTTCTGTGCCTGAGCAATCGGAGACACAGGTGTCACCTTAACCTCAAGTCCATTCACACGAAGCGGCATCTCAATCATGCCACGCTCATCCATCACATACAGGATGCGACCAATCAGCGGCACCATTGTTTCTGTAATCAGGCGACCAAACGCAGAGCCAAGGTTCTGCGCCAGTTCCTTCATGCGCTCTGCAATCTCAGTTGCGGAACGCGCCGACATATTGTCCGGCGGCAGCGTGTCGTCCAGCATGATCTTCTTGATGTTCATGCGAAGATCGTTAATCACGATCTGCGACACGTTGAAGTCACCAGAACGCGGTAGCATACGCAGGCTCTCACCCTGCGGCCCGCCGTTGCGCGCAACCGGGATGATCGCACCCGGCACGATGCGGATAGTCTGCGGATTGAGAACGCCATCGTCAGCGGCGGTGTAGACACCAGCAATCGACAGAGATGCGTTCTTCAGTAGCAACTCAAGCGTCTTGTTAAGCGTCTTGATGTCGGGAATCGCTGTTACCAGCGGCCCCCGACCATAGACCTCGCCAGCCACCTTCATGTAACGCGCCACGATCCAAGGCGACGACTGCATCTTGCGTTGAACAAGTTGAGACTTACCTTCCGGCCAGATCACATGATAGTCGTAATCGCCACGTTGCGTGTCGTAGATTGTGGCTTCAATAAGCTCGATCTCATCTGTCGGCTTTTCCTCAACCATACGCGCAAGGCGATCAGGAATTTCTGCATCCTGCCAATGCTGCGCGATTGCCTCAGCCTTCAAGCGCATACGCCGATACACGTTATCGACCTTGCCGTGCGCGCCCTCCTCAATCGCCACGAGGTATTGCGGGACAGACGTGAAGCGAATAGGCGTCATGTCGTCGCCGGGCTGTACCAGCATGACCGCCGTACCAACAGCGAGGTCCATAAGAAACTCGCCCATCGCCAGATCAAAGTTAGACTGACGCAGAAGCGAGAACATCTTCTCGGAATACATATCCAGCGCAGCCTGCGCTTCAAGCTGACGATCAGCAGGAATATCGGGACCGGGTTCAAGGCGGCACCACCGGCCATATGGCGGGAACAGACCCGCTTGGATGCGGTTTGCAAAACGCTGTGTCGAACTGATCGCGGTTGAATCAAACACACGGGACATCTTGTTCTGGCCCGGCGATCCGCCACCTTCGTAGTAGCCGTCATACAGGTTGCGCTGCGGCAGAGCGAACTCGTAGCAGTCTTCATAAATCTGCCGCCAGTTATCCTTGCGACGCTGTGCAAGGTCGTGGCGCTTCATAATCTGATCTACAGTAAGCATGGCTAACTCTTTTTATGACGCGCAGCAAAGTTCGCAGCGGCTTCTTTTGACCCAAAGCCCCAAGCCCGCAACGCAAGCGCAAGGCGCGTAGGCTCACCCTTCTTGTCCTTCATCGGACCTTCCATCCCCGCAAACCGTGCAGCAAACGAAACGCGGCGCGGATTTGTGCCAGACTTGACTGGCGCTTTCAGGTTGCCGCCTTCCTTGCGCTCGAAGTGCTTGCGGCCAGCTTCGTTCAGACCGCCCTTCGGATTCTGGTGCGCCTTCTTAACCACGCGCAGCCCGCATGTTGTCGATCAGGTTCGGATACGGACGGCCAGCCTTCTTCGCCGCACGCATGGCAGAACGCTTCTGCCCAGATGTCAGCGCCTTTGGCTTGCCCAAGTCTTTCGGTCGCTTCTTGTCCCAAACCTGCTTAGCCATTGGACTTCTTCTTTCGCATCGTCGTCTTCATGCTGACGCTCTCAACGCGACCGCCATACTGCTTGGCGTATTCTTTCGCCGCAGCCATGCCCTTCTTGCTATACGCAAAGTGCCGGGTCTTACCGTCTTTCATTACAACTTTTGGCATCAGCCTGCTCCCAACGTAGTCTGCAATTCGTCATCGCGCTGTGCGCCACCCGGTCCAAGCAAGGGACGACCCGCGCGGCGAGAGCGTGTGGCAGCAGCGCGTCGGCGCGCGTCGTCGGATGCTTCAACTGGCGCTGGCTCCGGCGCAGGCGGAGGTGCAACAGGAGCAGGCGCTTTAGGCTTAGATACAACGCCACCCATTATTCGCCTCCCGATCCAAGCGTGGTCTGAATACCAAGCCGTGCGTCTTCACGCTCCGGCGAAAGTAACATGCGCTGACCGCCGATCTGGCGAACACGTCGCTGGGCAGAAAGCTGCGCCTTCTGCTGCCGTTCTTCTTCCGCAAGTCGCGCTTCCTGCCGCTTTTGTGCGGCAACAGTTTCCGGCGCAACATCCGCTGGCGATGGCATCTTGGGTCCTGATAAAAGTCCACCCATCAATCTGTCCTCGCAAACATAATATGGTCTGCACCATCCGGGCCGTAACCACGCATGACGCCTTCTTCCGCGAACTTTAACGCGCGCGCCCATCTAATTGCAACATTATTTCTACAATCAACGACTATCTGCAATCTATGTAATTGCATATCGCTATAAATTGTATTGAAGTATCGTATAGCACCGCGCGTCAGTGCTACAGGATTTGTTTCAACCTTGTATGAAGTCAACATCCAAGCCTCTGCGACGCCGTTCCATACAGGCATTGCGCCCCAGCAGCACGCTATTTCATCACGCAGAAGCGCAGTATAGCTGTGCTCATGCTGGCCCATCAGCCTGAGACGCGCGTCATAGTCAGGGAATTGCTGAAAATACATCTTCTCAAACGGACGCAAGTCCATCATCCGCACATGCGCCCAATGAAACGGCACGACCGAAACGCTTGAGTGGTTCGTTATCATAGATGTTGTGTGTGTAGGTGGTTAATGGTACAACATATGGGTTGTGTGTAGTTCTCCCTGTGTACTTAGGGCGTGTGTTTTTCTCCGGCACACGCCCTATTTTTTACCCAAACACATTGAAATCCATACTAGCCTGCACCTGCTTGAACATCGGCTTGCCGTTCGGGTTCCGCGTCAGGCGACGATGCTCGCCACCTCCCAACATCAGATAGCCATACGCATCACCAACATGCGAGTGATCGTTCTTGGACGGCACGTCACGGAACCGCTCCTGCCCAGCGCCAATCGCCATGCGCTTGAAGTGATAGCCGCCAGCAAGCGACTTGCGGATGCGGTTGCAGTCTTTCGACACAAGCAAGCCGGGCTTGCCGTCAATCAGCCTGTTCATCGGCATCGCACCAGCTTCACGACGCACCATGAAGTCGTTCGAGTTCGTCGGCTGCGCCCGCAGTCCAAGCGTCCGCAGGTGGTCAAACGCCGTCACTTCAAAGATTTCGTCGCGTTTACCGCCTGCGGGGTCGCCCCAGATGAACACTTCGGACTTATCGAACTTCGTCGAAATGTCTGCCATCAGGTGATGGGCAAATCTTTCTAAGCCCATATCAAAGGCTACCAACTCATGCACGATATGCCAACGCCCATTGGGCATCTTCTGACCAAACACAGCCGCAGGTGTCAGACCAAAGTCGAGTCCGATATGCACTGGCATGCCGACCTCAATCTCAATATCAGCCGCCATCAAGCTGTCGCTGTATTCGTGCCACACGGGCTTACCGTCCTGCACATACACATACTTCGCACCAGCGTAACACTCGATCCAGTCCAGCGTCTTGCCAGCCAACTGCTGCTCGTAATAACCGGGCGGCAGGTTGTTGATGTTTTCCGCCTTCGGATTCAGACGCCAATACTTGTTTGCGCCAAACAGCGCATCATCATGTTCCTTGGTCGCCTCAACAACGCCACCGGGCTGCTTGTAGAACTTCCACGGGTAACGACCACGGATCGGGTTCTTCTCCGCCAACTCGTGCCACCAGTGGTCCGAGTCCATCGGGTTCGTGGACATCCACACGCCACGCCACGGACAGCCGCCATGCTTCTTTGTGGGGTAACGACCGACACGCGATGTCAGTCCATCGACCACCGCCTTCGGCAACTCTCGCGCCTCGTCCACAAACCCGCCGGTCAGTTCCAGCGACAGCAGCTTCCGCACGTCACGCGGCTGGTCCAGCGCCAGAAAGATAACTTCGCAATCCAGACCCGGCGCACCATCGCGCTCAGGCAGCTTGATGTGATGCGTGATCGGCGGCGACCAACGCATCTCGCCCCAAGTGTTCTCAGGGAATATCTCCTGCCACGTCTTGATCGTCGTGGTCCGCAACTCGGGATAGCTGTTACGAATAACGGCGAAGCGCGTGTAGCGGATGTTATCGACCGGCGATGGCGGTTGCTTCACAGCGCGCAACATCACTTCCGCCAGACTCGCGTAGGTCTTGCCGGAACCAACCGGCCCCATCAAGCCACGAACAAAGCTGTCGTCGTTGAGGAAGTTCCACGTTGTCGGACTTTGCGAGAAGTCCAAGTTCAACCCAGTGAGCGCGTCTTCGCCCTTCTGGCGGCGACGGCGCGGCGAACGATCCGTGGCACGCTGCGATCTAGGCATCGTAATGCTCCGGGATAATAACCTCAATCAAAGCGCGATGGCATGAGCCACACACCACCTCTTGCTCACCATCATACACGCGACCGCGTGTCGGCTCTCCGCAGAAATCACATTCAATGTATTCTGCGTAGAACCTGACAAACGGGTATTCGCCATTAAAACGCTGGCCCACGAACGAGTAACCTTTCCTGCGGCACATGAACGGCATCTTCAAACCGTCTGCCCGCCAATTTCTCTGCCCACACATCTTCAACCGTTTTGCGTGGCCGGGCAAGTGCCTTCGCCTTGCGCTCTGCCGCCTCCTCCCTCAGACGCAGCTTCGCCTCAAAGCGCACCCAATACTGATCGTGCCCTGCCTTATCAAGCAGCTTCGCCTCGCGCTCACGATCCTTTTCGCGCTGCAACTCATACAACTCGTTAAAGCACTCCGGGTGGAACGCATTGCCCACCGCAATCAGCTTCGGCGTTCTCGTCATCGGCTTCTTGCAGTGCTGGCACATGAAAGTTTTGGCCATCATTCTTTCTCCTGAAAGTCTTCATCAATTATTTCGTAGGTCGTTGTGTCTGGACCCTTCACGTTAATCCCGATCATGCTGGGACGGCGATCATCACTATTCGGCTCAAGCAAGCCACGATGCTTCGCCAACAGGCGCAAGGCGGATAGCTTGTCGTGCATCTCCACCTCAATCGTGTTGCCTTCCTCGCTAGGCGTGATCTTCACCTTCTTGATTGCGCGACGAGCGCGCGCAGATAGCTGATCCGACGCCCTAACCTGAACGCGACCCATTTCATCCCACGATAAGACATCTGTTATCTCGCTGCTCGACAGCGCCTCAAGTTCCTGTACGACCGCTTGTCGGCGGTCCTCGTCTGCCGCCTCTAACGCGGCACGTGCTTCACGAACGGACAGTGGCTTATCGGTCATCGGGGAAATCCACCTTCAAACGCTCCAGATACAGGATCGCGTCCATCAGTTCTTCCTGCGCGTCCAGAATCCACTGCCGCGTTGGCGCGTCGTTCTCCGCCATCGTCACACCGTAATGCTTGATCCCCTCGCGGGAACGCGCATGAAAGCGATCCGTGACCGCTTGTACGATGGGATCAGCCTCTTGGCGCGACGGGCGTGTAGAACGACGCAAGACGCACGAGCGGCAAGGGCAGTGTATCTGCTGTTCGGTCATGCTGCTAACCCCGCTTCAATGCGATAGCTGTGACGCAGCAGGCCAGCAGACACGCGCGGATCATCGCACTCGCGGGCAGCGTGGCGCACGATTCGCAGCTTTTCCTTGCGCCACGCAAGGTGGGCGGCTTCGGGTGTGGTGAAGTAGCCGAGCTGTCGTAGTCTGCCGTTTTCTCTGATGTGGGCGCGGAACTTTTCCGCCTGTTTGTTCCAAGTCACACCAATCGGCCACTCACCACGGGAGGCGGCGCTGTCGCAAAGCAAGCTATTAATTTGGCCCGGCACAAACACACACGTCGCGGGCGAATACACCTTGTTGCCCGGCACGATGATATCCTTGTCTAAGTGTTTCCCCTCCCAGTCCTGCGTTTCCATCCACGCGCGGAACGCCATAAACGAGTGCCATTCCTCGCATACGGTGACGCCAATGTAGGTGGGGTACCTTGCGTGAAACTTCGGGTTGTAGGCGCGCTCAAGCATGTCCTTCCACGCTTGGTAATAAAGGCACATGCCCCTCTTTCCGTCTGGCCCCGTTGGAAACACCACATAATCCGCGTCATTGACGCCGACGCCGTAAACGAGTTTCGGCTTTTTGGGTAGCTTACGCATCGCTTACCTCCGCGTTCTGCGGGGATAGCGTCACATGCTTCTCGCTGATGATATGCAACGGCGGGCTGATGCCGCGAATGTGAATAGCTTCGTCCGTCATAGCGTGCGCCATCCAAAAGCCCGCACCCATGTCCTGCACGAGCCGCCAGTGCCGCCCGTTGTCGCTGTATACAATATCTCCGATGTTCATTCTTCGTTCTCCTGTGTTTCGTCTATGACGCCACGTCCTTCACAGATTTCGCATAAGCGCATAACCGTGTCGATGTAGCCGCCGTGTGTGTAGTCCGCGACCGGATTGTCGTACTCAATGTACTTATCGCCATAACATTCAGGGCAAACTATCTCTTGGGTCAAGGTCTTTCTCCATGATGGGCAAATTTTCCGTGCAAACTTTCGCGCATCTCGCGCGCCCAAGCGTTCGCCTCGTCCATAGAATCAAAACTGCGCGCGTGGCGCTTGCGATTCGCCCAGACGCAAGCCCGATATTTGCCAAAGCGCTCGTCGTAGTGAACGCCCTTGGTGTCGCTGTTCGACGCAACAAAACGACTATTCTGGCGATTCTGTGCGGGCGTAGCAAGGCGAAGGTTCGATAGGCGATTGTCAAGGCCATCCCCATTCGCATGATCTATCATAAGATCAGACACAAGACCGCCTCTGTGCCACGCATACGCAATGCGATGTGCCCGCCACCAAGCGCCGTCAAACCTAATACGCCAATAGCCATGTCTTGCCATTCCGGCAATATCACCCGCACACTTACGCCCGCGACGCTTGGTGTAGCGAAACTCGCCCGTGTTCGCGTCATACGCCATGTATTCCCTTAGTTGAGCAAGCATGTGCGCCGTAATAGGGCGCGGCACGGATGGCGCACCAGCGCGCTTTGACGCGGCGCGAGGAACAAGCCGTAGATTGGCTATGGCGTTGTTCTGCCTGTCCCCATCAATATGAACAATATCGCCATCAAATTCGCCATACACCCAAGCGTAGGCAAGGCGGTGACAGCGGTAGCCGCGCCCGCAATAAAGTATGGAGCGAAAAAAGCCAGACGAAACTGTGCCCGCCTCAGCGCCAGCCTGTGCTCGGCCCGGATTTTTCCGCCAAAAAAATTTACCGCTTTGCGGATCGTAGCGCAGAGCCTCGCGCAGGGCGGCGACCTCATCGTGTGTGTATGCTCGCATGGTGTTCTCCCTTCCGAAAGTTACGCTAAAAAATTTTAGTCATTTTGTCAAATCTCACGAAAATCCGGGCTGACACCCCCCTACAGTAAAGGCGGCCCCCCGGCCCCCAAGGGTCGGTTTTCTACGCGCCGGGCCTGTCACCGGGCCGTGCGCTAGGGCAAACGTACGTTAGTCCATTGCGCGGGCCACGTCGGCGAGGGCTGGAACGCCAGCGCGCCGCGCTAGGCAGGCCCTTGCGTGCGCTTCAGTGGCCTCTATCACCTGCGCCACCGTTACGCCCTGCGCCGCCAGTGCGCGCGCTGCGCCTAGCTCATTCTCAGGCCTGCGCGATTGGCCGAGGGCGCGCTCGATTGCGTGCGAGTAGGCATGTGCGAGTGAGTGAGAGAGAGATAGCAGGGCGTTGTCTTCCCCCGTACCCCCTTTGTCTTCATTGCTAGCGCCAAGGATGCTTTCGTCCTGCAACCGTATTGCGCTGTTTATATCCTCATGCGTTGGCATGGGTTCATCGCCAAGCCACAACACCTGATAACGGTTGGTTTTCCAGCCGCTTTTGGTTTCCTGATAATCTTTCGGTTTCAACTGGCGAACGTATCCAGCGCGCTTTAATCGCTGGATAGCGTCAAACACGCTCTTTCGCGTCGCATACCCTGCGATTTCTTGCATGGTATCCAATGCGGGCCAACATACGCCAGCCCGGTTTACGAAAGCGCACATCGCGCCCAACACGCGCCGGTCCGCGTCATTCAACCTCGTATCGCCAAAAGCGCGGGTTGGAACGATAGACCACGGCCATTTTCCTATTTGTGTCAGGTCCGGCTCAGAATGGAATGTCATCGTCTAGCTCTTTCAATGTTGGGGCGACACTTTCCACAACCGCCCCCGGAAACGCAATTTTAGCGCGCGTGACAGCGTTTGCGGTCTCATATGACCCGATCACGTTAGCAACCTCGCAAACGCTCCACACAACCGCTTCTGGCCGTTCTCGCGCTACCTTGGCCGCTTCATCAATCGTGCGCGTGATACATAGCACGCCGCCGTGCGGAAAGGGCGCTTCCCATGCTTCCCCGGTAAGTTCCGCATGGCCGTTTTCGCGTGCCACTTTTTCAAGCGCCGCATACGCGCGGCACGATATCGGAACCAGCCGCGCAACCTCGGAAGCGTCGCCTTGCCAGATCGCTTTGTTTAGCAGGTCGCATTGCGTCTCAAACCGCTCGCGCAGTTCCGCGGACACAAGGTCGGGCAATCTATCAACACCCCATCGCGCTTCGTATTCCGTCACAACTCGATCATGCTCAATCAGCGCGTCGCGTATTTTCGTATATGCCCTGTCGTTCAACCCGGACATATTCCGTACTTGCCCGCGTTCGGGTTTCTCGACCCGTCGACGCGGACGCGTTTTCTTTTTCGCCTCACTCATTACAAATTCCTTTCCCTGTTTTTTTTCCGCTTGGTCGGTCGGTCGGGGTAGCGTCCCTTATAGGGACGCGACCACCCGACCACGACCGCGACCGCTAGCCGTTTGGGCCCGACCTAAGCCCGACCGAAATGCGACCTTCAATGTTTTCAACCACTTACGCGCCGACCAAACCCCGACCATGCCCGACCATGTAAACCACACCAAAAGTAGTGTAATACGACCACTTTCGGACCTTCAATGTTTTCAATGACTTACAAACACCCCGTATAAGTAGCATTTTACGCCTTTTCCCTGTCACAAGTTCGCCCCTAGGTTGCACCATTTCACCCCCGATTTATTTTTTTTACCGTTTGCCCTTGCGCATGTTTGATATCGTCTCTATATCATCGTTATAGCACAACGCAACACAATGGAGAAACCTAAACATGACTGCAACAGCTATCGACACCCCCGCCGAATACCGCGCCCGCGACGCGGCTTATGAAACCGCCTCGCATATTGCGCGCCTTATCCGCCTTCGCGACC